CATTTACGCCTCCGCCCCTCCGTTTTGGTAATCCCTGACGACGTGATATTCGATGTAGTTATTGAGGCTATAGTCGAGAACCGCCATCACCTTATAGCGCGAGCCGTTATAGATGATGCGGTCGTTGGTCGTCAGGTTGAGCGATCCCGCAAAGCAATGGATTTGCAACCACGTCCAGGCGCGCTGGCCTTCGGGTTTGAGCGCGATCGCCTTGGGCGAAAGGGGTTGGATGACGCCCTGGAAAACGACCTTGGTGACGGGCTTGGCCTTTTGATCCCAGTCCTGTCCATAAACGTCGTACTCATTGAACTCGCCGTCCTGATCGAACTGATAGGGCGCGCCATTGTCGTTTTTTACAAAGCCGTCGGTGACAATCTGGTTAATCTTGAAAATCGTGATGGTCTGCGCCCAGCCCGCGAACGCCGCCCCCATTTGCGGCATCCCGGAGCTTTTGTTGAGGGGCTTGGCAAATGGGTTCATGGCTTGACCGGGGCCGCAAGATTGAGGTGCTGTTCACCTTTGTTGATTATATCGAAACTCTGGCTCTTTCTCAATTCCGCCGTGTCGATCAGGATCGCCGAGCTTCCCTTGCGTCGTTTTGTGGCTTCCTTGATATCTGGCCATGTGCCAAAGCCGCCGGTGGCGAAAGCCTCGTCGACGAACCCGACGGCACCGGCTCCGAGGATTTCGTATATCTTCCGGTAGTCCTTGGCCTCGAAAGCCGCGCGCGCGGGGCTGGAGGACAGGAGCCTCATTAACTCGCGCTTTTTATGCTCGATCGGCATGACGAGGAAATCGCGCGGCGGGATATTGTTGGTGATAGACCCGTACATTTGAATCAACCCAAGCTCGGCGTTGGTGATCGCCTCGTCCTTATCCTGTCCGACATATCCGAATTTCGAGTAAAATTCTTTGGTCGCGCGCTGAACGTGGCTACCAAGAATGCCGACGCGAGTGCGATACGCGGCACCGAGTCCACGCTTCAATTCCTCCATGCCCTTGAGATTAAAGTTGATCTTGGTTTGCCGCATGTCGAATTTCTCCGTCGATCATATCTCGCCTTATAAGGTCGATCAGGTTGGTTGCCATATTGAGGCGCCTCACGTACTCGCGCTCCTCGGCAATGTTTTTGATCGCCCTAGCGTATTCGCTGAAAACGCTGCGGGGCTTAATCACGCTTGGCTCCCGCCCCATACCGCGGCCATGTTTCCGGTCATGCTCGGAAGGATCATTTGCAGATATTTCAGGCCGTAGCTTGAATTTAGGTACGACGCATATATCGGGTTGTCCTTATAGGCATCCGGGATCATGTAGCTTTCTGAAACTGATCCGACCGAGCGGCCTTGCGTCGGCAAACCGGCGCCGCCGGAAATTCCGTTCATTGCCGCCTTGAGATCGTTGCACAGGAAATGCGCCGACAAATAAATGAAGGCCAGGAGTTGGTTAGCGTCAGATTGCGCCGAGCTTGCGCCGGTGATGAGCGACTGATTGAACAGCATGATCGCCTCGGCAAAGGCGTTCGTGATATCCTGATCCTGGACGTAATTGGCGAGGCTATCGACGCACTTGACCCATACGTCGGCGTTGGTGCCGGGCGTGACGTTGGTTTGCGCGTCTTGCAGGCACGACCAAAAGAGATTTGAGGTTGGATACCAAACCTCATCCCCGGTGTTATATGTCACCGTTGGATCGTAAGTGATCGCCGAGAGATAGGGGAAATCTCGATAAAACCGGGTCTTAAACTGATCGACCGTGACGGTCGAGGGATCGAACATGCAGGCCCGGCCTCACGCTTTAGGCCGCTCCCTTGCCGAGGTGACTTTTCACCTTGTCCATGAGCGTGGCGCCAGCCTTCTCCGGTTCCTTGTCCTTCGGAGCGCGTCCTGCGCGCACGGCGGCGAGCGCGGCATCTACGGCCGCCTGCTCGTCGGGATCGAGCGCCTTTTCCTGCGGAACGTTGGGCGACATATCCGGCCGCGGCTGATAGCCGGGCGGAAGTGGTTTGCTCGGCGCGGGCGCTTGCGGCGCGGCATCGAACTGGCTTTTCACGTCGTCCATGCCGATGATCTCTTTGGGGTATGCCTTGCGCATCTTGTTCGCCAGCACCTCGTCATGAAATTCGAGGGCTGTGTTGGGCGGCAATACCCAGGGGATCAGCTTGGGAACTAGCTTTGTGGGGTCGCCACGCGACGGCACCATAGCGCCAGACGGATCGGGTGATGTGCCCTTGAAGGTGCGGCGGCTCTTGTTCCAAATCTTGATCGGCATGATGCACTCTCCTTTTTGAGTTGGGGAATTAAGGAGAGGACGCCCCTTTTAACGAGCGCCCTTTCCCCGGCCTGTTATTACACCGTGTAATCGAGATAATACATTTCGAGCGGCCGATAGGCGAGGAGGCCGGTGTACTGGCCATATCCCACGTTCTCGAACTGGAAGCCGTTGATGGTGTTTTGCATCGTGTTGGTGTAGTCCACGGGCAAATCCATCGCCAAGCTGTCCTCGTCATAGTTGAGGAGCGTGTAACGGTTCGTTGAGATCGGCGAACTGCCGATGTTCTCATTGATCGTTTCGTTGGCATACGCGCACGGCAGGATTTTGAAGTTCGGGTTGCGCGTGATGGTCTTGAACGCATCCATGAGGTAGTTGATGCGCGGGACCGGATAGGTGCCGACCGTGCCGGGCGTGAGCGTGGCGAGGCCGTCATAATCGGTTTCCGGGATGACGAAATGCGTCGGGAATGCCGTGTAGTTACAATTCGCACGGTAGTCGCCGATGATCTGCGCCACGAACGCAGCGAAGTCCGTCGCGTCCATCGCATTCAGGAACCCGGTCATGAGGCTGTTGTTGATCGTCACGCCGCTTTGCGTGAGGAGGCCCATGACGTTCGGGTTGCTGGACGAGCCAAGGAAAGCGATCTGCTGAACGCCCAAGTCCCAATTCTTCTTGCGGGCCTTTTCCTTGGACGTGACCAAATCCCAATTGCCGGACTTGGCCGCCTGCATCAAATCCATGAACGTCCAGGTGATCTTTTTGCCCCAGTTGATGATGGGATTTGTCACGCTGTCCACGGCCGCATCGGCTTCCGCGAGGCGCGAATTGCTGGCGCCGGTGTTCAGATTGCCAGCCTCGAAATCACCGCCCAGCGCATAATCGCGATAGGTGAGGAGTTCGGTGGACCACGCACCGTTTCCAACGCGCATCGGCATGTAATCTGCCGGGGCGAGCGTGAAAAATTTCTGCTCAACCACACGCTTGGAGATCGCGTAAAGCGTGGTGATGTTGATCTCGTAGCCTAGGCTGTTCCGCATTTCCCGGTTGAACTGGGTTTGGAGGATATCCGCACGGAACTTTTCCTGCGGTGTTAACACCACCAAACCACACTCCTCGATTTCGCTGGGAACGTTCGTCACGAAACCGGCGGTTTTAATCTTGCTCATGGTGCGATCCTCTTTTGCAGTTGTTTAAGCCTGTGGTTGCGGAGTGTCTTAGCCTTGGACGTAGTTGATGACGAACTGGATCGACGTGCCGCCGGTAAAGTTCGAGCCGGTGTGAATGACCTGTAGGCCATCGCCACTCCCCAACTGCGCGCCGAACCCGGCGCCCAATGTGACGTTCGAGGCCGAAGCATCCGAAAGCTGATCGCCCGTGCCGAGGCCCGCCTGCGCCAGCGTGGCAACCGCAACCGGAGAGGCGTTCGTCGATTCGAGTTCGACGGCCGTGCCGGTGGCGAAATTGCCGGTGACGTTGGCGAAGAAGCGCGTGACGGTGATCTTCTTGCCGGTGACGCCGGGAATGAGGACGAGGCCAGCGTTGATCTGCGCCAGCGTCGCCGTGAGAATGGCGGTTTTGGCATAGGTGACGCCGACGGCGCCGAGCGGCAGCGGCGGCTTGACCAAGACGCGGATCAGTTGGTTCGCGGCCGTGGCCTCATCGAACGCGATACCCATGATCGGGTTGATGCCGCCAGCCGGGCCGACGTTGCCAGCCGTGCTTGTGTCGTTCTCGACCGCGGCCCAGCGCGTAATCGCGGCATTGGAGTTCATCCAAATGACCGAGTTGTCGGCTGCAATTTCAACCCGGCTATTTTCCGGGAAGCTTTGATCTTTCAGGTTGCGCGCGACGACGCCGACGGCGACGGTTGCCGCGTTCGGGAGGGCGAGAACCTTGGGAACACCGCCCGCGCTGTTCTCGACATAGACGGGCTGGCCCGCGACGAGAGCCGTGGCTTGGCTAGTGGAGACGGCCGCGGTAAAGACGCTGCCCTGAAACTCCAAGTCCATCTGACCGAGGACAGGGGTTTGGGCGAACTGGTTGACAATGGGATTCGTCATCGGTCTGTCTCCTGGTTAAGTGTGATCTCGTAGTCCTGCGTTGCCTGCGATTACCTGCCCGAACCGTAGCGGTCCTTGCCGCGCTGGAGCCGGTCGATACTGGTTTCGAGTTTCTGCGCGGGCGGATTGCCCTTGTGCGCGGCGTTTTGGAGTTCGCGGAAATGGTCGTTCGCGGCCTCCTCATCGGCGAGAGAGTTTTTCTTTTCCTTGCGATTTTTCTTATCGCCTTCCTCGCCGGACTCTTCCTCGGCATCCTTTTTCTTGTTGGCCTCGGATTCGGCGGCGTTCTTTTTCATGCAGGCGTTGTAACGCGACATGAGTTCCTTCATCGGCATCGTTTCGCCGTCCACCGAAACCTCGGTGTCCTCGTTCATCTTTTCCGAGTTTTTCTTGGCGCGCGCAGCGTTCTCGCGCTCGGCCTTTTCCTTTTCTTCTTTTTCGTCCTCGTCGTTGTCCTTCTCGTTTTTCTTGGCCTTGGCGTTCTTCTTTTCTTCCTCGGTTTTGGCCTTGTCGGCCTTGAGGGCGTTCATCATCTCGCCGATCGTGACGGTCTTACCGTCATCAAGCTCGACCTCGGTTTCCGCGGTGATGCTGTCGGCGGTGGCGGGCTTGCGATCGCGATTGAAAAGCTTGAACATCTTTTTCTCCTCCGAGGATTTCGAATTTCGCAACTCCTCAAGCTGGCGCTTTTTGGAGTCTTGGTATTGCCCGAATTGCTCCGGGGTCATGATGCAAGCATCTTCGTAACGAGGATCGGGGACCAGCGCAAGATGTGTATAAACTCCGTCCATCACTTCGCGATCGAACGGCACATTGTTTTTCGTGCCGCCCTTGTCCCACTTAGTTGGCAGATATGCGTTTGAAACGCTCCATCCCCGCGCGAGTGCTTGATGCGCGCCGTCGCCGGTTGCGAGGCATTCGAACCACGCCCAGCCATCGAGTTCATTATAGAAGCTGTCGATAATGTATCCCTCGGCCTCCTCGCGAAGCTTGGCGAGTCGCTCATCGTTGGGCGCCGAATTGTGCAAGACATAGATCGGTTTTCCGATCGCGTCGTTGCCGATCATTTTCTTCATGGCGTCGGTATCGACGAGAACGGTTTCTGTCCCATAGCCGCAAACGCCTGGTTGCATGTGCTTGGCGAAAAAGCGGACGGGCCAGCGGCTCGCGTTGCTTTTCTCGTCGGCCTTATCAGCCGCGGCGATGCCTGTGGCGATCGCCCTGCCGTCGTCGCCGTATTCTTTGAGCGCATTGTTGGCGGCGGCGATGAACACCGTTACTTGATGCTCGCCATAGTTTTTATTTTTTACGCTATCCGGCAGATTGTCGCGCGACCAAGGCATCATGAACCCGCTAATGGTATGTCGCGAGAAAATATCTCACAAAATCTTGAATGTTACAACGCGCGGCTTGCGCCAAAATCTCCACCACTGGGGATAAATGATTATGACGATGAAAAGCTTGGCGTTATCCATCAATCGAAAATTGCTATGCCGACGCAGCGGCAACCAAAATCCTCGCCTGGATTGTTGCGCTTGCCGGTCCAATGATTCGTAATCGGCGGCTGATCCCACTGGAAAACCTTGCCGTCTAGCTTTTCGTGGTCGTGGCGGACGCGCTCATCGCGCGACGTTGACCAGCGATAGCGGTTCGACCCAGCATCGCGATATCTCGTCTCGCGAAATTTCGAAAGCAGGAGCGAGGTTTCCTGACGCGCGAGGAATTTCGCTTTGCGCTGGCTCACGCCGTAATTGTATTTCAGCATGTCGATCAACTGGCTCGATCGGCGGCCATCGAAAGCGTTGGCCTGCACTTTCTCGCGCATTTCGAGGATGCGTTGGCTGGCCCAGCCTTTGACATAGAGGTCGAGGTTCTGTCCCCATTCAGCGGCGATGATGCCGCGCTGGGCGTCGGTAAGCTGGGGCGCGATCGTGATGTGCTTGAGCGTTTTCACGAAATCATCGTTCATCCAGTCGATCGTTTTTATGTATTGATCCGGAATATCCGAAAGCCTGTCGATGCTGTCGATCTTGGCGTCAGCTAGCGTATGCAGGAACGAATGGCGCAGGCTGTCATAGCGCGCATCGGCTGCGGCCTGGGCCATGCGGATATCCGTCGGCAATAGCGATCGCTCCAGCGACCAGGTGCGCGACGGCGTGTTGTAGAGCGCCCCGATCGCCCGCAAGTCCTTGCTGATCGACGAGTTATAGTCGCCGGTGAAATGTCCGTCCTGATACCAAACCGTTCCCTCACGGATCGCGTCAAGGAGCGCGTTTCCGGTGTTCATCAATTCGATTTCAGGAACTTTGGCGGCGGCGATGAGCGGCTTAAAGATCACCTCGCGCCATAAGCGCATGATCTCCTCCTCGATCGGCTCATAGTATTGAGGCTTAAGGTAAAGAACGGGCGCGTATTTCATTCACCCTTAAACCACGCTTCGGGGATATCTGGCAACGGCACGTTCTTTCGTCCGTGCGGGCCATCGCCGTGAAACTTGACGATACCGGCCGTCAGATTGTAATGGCATATCGTTTTCCAGTTTACCTTGCGATACGAGCCATCGGGCTGTTTCTCGAT